TAGAAAAGTAAACTTTAAAATATTTGGTAAGCCTGCGCAGAAAACTGTTCGTGAACAAAAAAGATTTAAATACGATTCAGGCCCTTTTGCCGGTAAAGAAGTTAGTGTATCCAAAGAAGAATTATTCGATTCTAATTTAGCAGTATTCAATGAAGCAGGAGACCTAACAGGTGGCCTGTTATATGCAGCAAAGAAATTTGGTTTAAAGCTTGATGCTAATGAAGTAGGAGCAATGATCAAACTCAACCCTATCAATAGATTAAAACCAATTGAACTCGGTGTTAACAAAGGTGCACAAGAAGCATTTGATGTTTCTGCTAAGAACGCAAGAAATACAGTAAGAGATTTACAAGTTAAATACAAAGACAATGATGCTGTAAAATATGAGTTAGATCAACTGCAATATTATTTAAAAGCAGATGATGGTATTCCAAGTAGATCAGCATTGAGAGATTTAAATGATACTTTAAAAAATTTAACAAAATCTGGAATGGTAGCTGTTGATGAAAAAAAAGCATTAAACAAAGTTATTGGTGATATCAATAATAAAGTTGGACCAATGCAAGCCACAAAGACAAGGTACGGTGGCGAGACTAATTACACTTTACAAGGCGGTAAAGATTACAGAGAAACTATCTTTACACTTCCTGAAGATATAACAACTAATGCATCACTTCGAAATAAAGGTGGACACTTTGGTGATGAGATTGGTGATGCAAATAATATTTATCATATTAGATTTGATACAAGGTTCACACCAGATGGTAAAAAAGTATTTATGATTAATGAAATACAATCCGATGTAAACCAGAGCATTGCAAAATCTTTAACCAAAGCCCAACAACTGTCTGGAGAGAAAAGATTAAATCCTTTTAATGCTGATCTAGAATTAAACTTACTTGTAAGTCAACGAGGTAAAATGCTTAAAGATATGGATGATGCTCTTGCTAACAACGAGTTTGGTAGAGTGAATGCAATTAGTTCATCTATGAAAGATATAAATACAAAATTAAAAAGATTAACTACACAAAGAAATACTTACAGTGATGACAAAAAAGATTATTTCCCAAT